TGATGTAATATTTACGATACGCTTCGACGACGTTTGGACACTGGTACGCCACTGGCATACATTCGGGGATTCCCTGGGTCGAGTAATACGCTGTATCACTTTTATGTTCATCGAAATGAGGTGGTACATTATTCTTGAGCCACAGTAAATGTCCTTCGCATGTGTGAATTTTACCGTAGCGTTTCGTGTATTCTTTTGATAGGGCTAACCCGATTTCACACGCGAACATGTAATTACGAAGACTCGAAGAAATCCACATCGTCATCGGATGTTTCTTGTGTGCGGGTTTGTACCCACGCTGCGATCCACTTTTTGTATACGGTGCGTATTCTCGGACGTATTGTTCTTGACCTGCATAATACCACGCAGTGTATAACATCTGCGCAATTTCTAACTGAATTTTGATCACATGCTGATCACAAGAAAGTTCTGCAATCTCTTCCGGGATCAACGAAAGAAAGAAAATGTTCATCTTATTTTTAGTTAAAATGTTTTTCGACTTAAGTGCACTTAAAAAATTCAATCCCATTCATGACAATGCACGCGTTAGCAGCTCTTTTAATGGCACCTGCCGGGGCTTTAAATAGAAGATTTAGGAGAAATAGGGCATCTTTCTTAGCGGAACCACCTCCACCCACAGACACGGTTGAATCGTGGGATTATGGTGCGTACTCCGTGAAAGCGACGGTTGAAACCCACGATGAACACGGCGAACTCGATAAGACTTTCATTGGGTATAGTCAAAACATGGATATAACCGAACGCACGTCTTTAGCGTGTGATAGGTACAAGACCCATGGTACAACTTGTGGAGAGGTTCAGATGGTAATAAAAGGTGGAGAATGTGACGAAGTTATTTTCATGAAACTAAAAAACAATATCACTCTAATTCGTCTTCTATGATAATGGGTGGAGCTTCAACCCAATCGAGTGGTTCTAGAAAATCTGCTACAAATGCGTTATCTTTTATTTCTTTTATCTGTACAATTCTACAATCCTGTGGAGTCATGATAGGTTTCATTTTATTGGGTTCAATTACAATAACAGGTTTACATAATAACGCAAGCATTTAATTGTAATTAGATTTTAATTTAAGATTTTCTAACTAAATAGTATGGGAAAGAAGGGTAAGCGCGATAAATTTTCACCATGTTCATTTGAGACCGAAATATACGAGGAAGCTTACGAAATGGAAATAAATATTCCGAGTACGGTTCCGAAAAATGATCACCAGAGGGATTATAATAGGGTTTTATATGGTATGAAGCCGATGGTATTTGCAGTAGGTCCGGCTGGTACGGGTAAGACTATGTTAGCATGTTACGCGGCTATACAAGGATTAAACGATGATTCATTTAATAAGATTATATTAACACGTCCCGCAGTTTCTGTAGATGAAGATATTGGATATCTACCTGGAACACTCGAAGAGAAAATGGATCCATGGACACGACCCATCATGGATATTTTTGCGGAATTTTATAACCAGACACAGATTGCATCGATGATCAAGGAAAAGGTGATCGAAATATGTCCATTGGCGTACATGCGTGGCCGCACGTTTAAGAATGCTTTTATCATAGCGGATGAGATGCAAAATTCCAGTCCTAATCAAATGAAGATGCTACTCACACGTATAGGTGATGATAGTAAGATGGTCATAACAGGGGATTTAAATCAACACGACAGAAAATACGACGAAAATGGACTCAAGGATATTTACGAACGAATTAAAGGTAAAGCACATAAACGTATAGAATGTATCACGTTTGAGCATAAAGATATTGAACGAAGTCTCATCGTGAAAGATATTCTAGATATTTACGGTGATTTAAAAGATTAGTTAACAATATAGGTAAATGTTATATGGTATAGGAATTTCAAAAGGTCTCGATATGGAGAGTGTTCGTATCGGTGGGAAAAAACATGTATTGTTCCGCGGTGAATCGGGTAAAGTTTCTATGCTAGACGCACAATGTCCACATAGAGGTGCCAACTTATGCAAGGGTAAGATAAAGGGTGATCGTGTTCAGTGCCCATATCACGGTTGGGAATATGACGCAGATGGAAAACTTGTTAAAGTACCATCTACACCTAATATCCCTGTAGGTGGAAATATTGGCTCTAAACCCGTCGTAGAAGACGGTGGTTTTATTTGGACTGCAAAGAAAAATCAACCTCTCCCAACTCGATATTGCAAAGAACTGTCTGATCCTAGCTGGGTTCAAGTTTACGGGTCTAAAAATCTAGAAGGTAATATTTACGACTGGATTTTAAACGCGACCGATATTTCGCATATAAACTACGTGCATAACTTTGCCGACGAAGACAATGGAATAGTTAAGAATCTTAAAATTGAAACAATCGACGATTACGTTGATTGTCACGCGGTCGTTCAACCTAAAGCCTCGTCTACATTCACTGAACATATGCAGCCTAAAGATGGTGCACCCGTTCACAGTCGATTTGTAGCTCCAGCCACGTCTATCATACGTATAAAATTGGCTGGTAAATATGAATTTATTACTTTTAGCACGCTCTCCCCTATAGACAGTACTCATACTAAAATGTCGTGGTGTATGATGTACCCAAAAACACCTTTGATGAACAATCCTATCGTAAATAAAAGGTTTCATGATAAAATGTACGAGACGGTCGCTCAAGATGAAGCTATAATTAAGGAGATTGATTGGGTTCCGATGTTTGTGAATGCTCCGTGTGATAAGTTTCAAATTGAAGCATTAAAGCTTTTAGAAAAATGAATCAAAATATATACATGGAAAATGGGCGACATGTCGTCGTAGAATCACCCGATGGAAATATTTTTATAGGTGTGAATCCAGACATAGAAGCTCCTCCAGTTATTGAGCCTCAACCTCAACAACGCCCACACATGCAAATTTACGTCATGTATCAAGAGGTTACTCGTGTGGTTTTATGGGTGTTTTTGTGGTTTGGTATGTACGGGTTGGTGGCTCGTAGGTCGGTGATAGACATACTAAATATAACGTTTCTGGTAGCTACGTTATATTCAGTGCATTCGGAAAAGATCGAGAGTCGACCGTTTGTGATGTTACATGCTTTTTATTGCTTTGGGCTCGTACCTATAGCCGCTGTATTAGACCTGTGGTGGGATGTTGGTTATTTATTTTCACTGGGTATTCATCTTCTAATGACCATATACTGGTCAAAATTAGATATACGGGAGATTAGTTAAAAAACGGAACACGAACCACCGCCTTCATTTCCTGGATAAGCTTTTGAACCTGTCCAATCATTGGAGTCATATGGGTATCTATGTATCCAAAGATTACATATCCATTTAATACCCGATTTCACCGGTAGACCACCGTGTAAAGACTTTCGAGTTTGGTAACCCCAATCCGTGAAATTGTTGAATAAAAGCACATCACCTTTACTGAGTTTGAATTTTTTACCTAAATTAGGAAACTCCGTTTCTCCACCCTCGTAGTCATCATTCAGTGCTATTATAGCAGTAACAGTTCTGGGATTTTCTTCGTCGTAAAAGGCGTCTTGGTGGGGTGTGTAAAATCCACCTTCTTTATACTTGAGAACCTGTAACTGCTCACTGTTAACTGGTTTCCTATCGGTGAATGATACACATTTCTTAATCATCTTTTTGGCGACGCTATTCTCCTTAGGATCTATCCACGCGGTTTCGCTATCTCGTATTTTCTTATCTACGTGATAATCGGTGTCCATGTTAGATGGTTCCAGTCTTGATCCAGCTGTCTTTATAATATTATCACACTCTTCAGGTGTGAATACTTTGGGTATAACTACTGGTTCTTTGTAGTTAGGTTTCAATAGAATGCATAGCAGCGCTACTGCGACAAGAATGAACACTATCATTTAATTATATCCAACATTAAATTATATGGAAGCTTGCAAACATATCTTTTTCGTATGGTTTCCAGTACATTATTCATGTATAGAAGTAGCTCACGAACTTCGGCTATTATGTCCAATTCCTTTGACCTATCTATCGTGTACTGTCTCAAAAGATCGCCAACTGTATCTATATACATCTGGTAGATATCTCTAATGTCGCGTGTTTTACAGTTACTCTTATCTCGTCTCTGAAGTTCGCGTTTTAAATGATCTTCTGAAAGTTCATTTAATAGATATTTCATACGCAAATACCTATTATCCTCGTACATGTACCCGTGTCTATATACAAGGTCGTATTCGAGTTGTACTACACTCACAGAAATCTCTAGAATTGTAATGGAGGCCCTAGATCGTCGCAATTCCGAATGTGTGGGCCTTCCACCACATGGAATGTCACCGTGTTCTCTTGAACGTTTTTTGAATTCGAAATAATGAGGATTATGTATTCTACCGGTCTCTATCGCACCAGTTCTCCAATCAAAGGCCACGTGACACTGGGTACACCACATTTGAGCACAACCTTCTATTTTGGATATGGGTACATTGCATTTTGGACATGGTTTTGTGTCCTTCTTCAACAGTTTCATCGTTTTTACGGTGTCCTTATTACACACGTGACCGGGTACAAGAAGTTCGTGGCATTTATCACAGAATTTGTTTTTACATATCCCACATACCCAGTCGTCACACAAGAATCCACGACAATCTTCTGACGGGCATTTTTGAGCTATCTTATGATACTTATCACTAGATATGGTTGGTTCGTTTTGATTCAATACTTGCAGCGTCTCGTAAATATCCATGATAGTCGTGCGTAATACTGCATCTAAACGTGGTTTCACTTCGTCGTCTACGTCATCAGTCTTATACATATTAGTCAAAATGTAAACTAAATAAAGATACGACAATCTTAAACTCCGTACTTGTAACTCGCGAACGACGTATGGCTGTGTTTCCGGCATGCGCGCCATTTCTCTTTGAAATAATACGTTTTCGCGGTGTCGTCTACAATCGCGATTTCTAAATATAGATGAACAAAAACTGTCTACAAATTCCCTGTTATGTGCATGTTTGCACTTCATGCAATGGGGTTCTTCTGTGGTACTAAGCATATATGTTTGCGAACATGTTCGACACGATTTTAAATCACAAAAAGGACACTCGACCTTTTTGTGATTTGAATTGTTGTATTTTTCGCAACACACCTCACAACATTCCATTATATAAAGAACGAGCATTTTCTTTAATACTTCTACTTGCGAGTCATACTGTTCATGAAAGATCTAGTCCATGACTTACTTACCCTATTTTTCTTACTCGAAGGCTTCTTTGTTTTGGTCATACCCGGTGCAGTCATGGGTTTGGTGAGAAGTGGCTTTTTATTATTGTTGGGTTTAGGAGGAGACGGGGGTTTGGGGGGTTTCGGGGGTTTGGGTGGAAGTGGTGGTTTAGTCGCACCGGTGCGAGCAATACCGGGCCTCATTTTAGGTTTACCCAGTTGCTTACCCCCTTCTAGAATTTTTTTCGCTCGGTTCATGGCTGCCTTTCTTTGACTGGCGGTCGTTTGGTTATTCCTGGGAGGTGTACTATTTCTACGCATGATCGGTACAGGGGTGCTCGGTGTTCTAGCCGTTGTTAAATCAACGCGTGGTGCTCGGATTCCGGTTAAGAATGGATGCTTCAATACCTTTTCGAAAGTCGGTAAATCCTTATTTCTGGAATTATTCGCCGTACCGCGTAATCTATAGTTTTTCAGTTTACTCGACCTGTACCCGATATAATCCCGTGTGAACAGGTTTCCAACGAAAACCTTTGCAGCGATACGGGCTCCATGATCCGGTACCATAGGTTGCTTTCGCGCCGATATCGCGAGTTCATTGTATACACTATTAAGGAAAAAGTGTAAATCGTAATACTTATTGGAATTCCTATGAATACCTATATTGTGATAATGTTTCGTGTTGACGAGAGGATTCGGTATACCGGGGAAAGACGAAAATCCAAAATCGATCATCACCAATTCAAGTCCACCGTTATCGATCGTGTATTTGACCTCATCAACTTCTATGGATAAGTTCTTCTTTGTTATGGGTCGAACGAGAATATTATCCGTGTGTAAGTCGTGGTGACGAAATGCTGGAAACTTCTTATGAATCCTATACAGGTTGTAAGCCACTTGAACGATGATCGACTTTAACTGAACGAGACTAAGATCTCGACGAGATCTTATATATTCTCTTAATGAAACACCGTTAACATACTCGAAATATAGTATATCCTTTCTAACGTTCGGACCATTACCCTCTATGGGACACTTAACATACTTGTATACCTTCGGAATATCAAAATCTTTGAGCTTTTTAGCAATTTTGTATTCCATCTCAGCGAGATCACCGAGTTGTGGTTCATTTCTAGGAACTTTCATTTCCTTCAATGCTATAAATTTCCTAGATTTACCCGTTAATTTGGCCCGACGCACGTTACCGTATGCACCTGACCGTTTCCATGTCTGGTTAATAGCTATATGGTTCATGGGAGCACACCCCCTGTTACCTTCGAGAATTCTATCAATATTCTTCTGAATACTCGTCATACTTTAGAAAAAGAAATAAAAATATATTGTATAGATATACAAACATGATTCTCGCACTTATTCTCGTGCTCATTAACATTCGTATTTTCATGGCTATGAAAAAGACCCAGCCCGTTGAGGCGGTTGAGGCGGTTGAGGCGAAGTCAGCCGATGGTGAGTGGACTGTATACGGTTC